CCTAATTTATTATCACTTGTTATTTTAGCTTTTTATCTATTGTTTTGTAAACCTCAACACCTTCATCTGTTTTAAACCAAGCGGCTAGAGCCGAGTATGGGTTTTCATCAAATGGTACGTTCATTAGTTTACGGCCATTACTAGCCCAAGAGAAAGTTCTTTGATCTTGAGATAAATCTAGTATGTTAGCTTCAGTAGCTCTAATACCAAAATTTCTAAGACCTACGTTTTCATCATTAGCTAATTCTATAAATAATTCTGGATTACTTCTAGCTAACAACATTAAATCTCTTTTAAGCTCTTTAGAACTCATTGTAGATACTCTAGAACCTTGTTCAACTCTTAATATTGCCTCAGCTTGATCAACATCCATGGTCATAGCAGCGTTCATAGCTTCTACTTCTAGTTCTAGATAATCAAGATCATTTACAGCTTCTTGTACTTCATCTTTTTCAGCATATAATCTGTTTTTATTTGGATGATACAGCGAAAGTAGCTTTTGTAAAGATACATCTGATTTTGGAACCATTAAAACACCATCTTCAAAAACTATATGACCTAATGTAACAGTTCCTTCCTGTTCGTCTACAAAAGGACTTTTCATATTAGTAGCATATCTTAATTCTCTATTGTAACCTTTTTCCTCATCAAACCACATTAATGGTTTTCTACCGGAGTGTCTAGAGTTTATTCTAAAAGTTAGTGGAGACATATTATCAAGTAAATGATAATATCTATCTTTAACTTCCCAAGCATCTTTTTTTACTTCAGCTTTTTTAGCTTCAGTTTTTTTCTTTTCTTTTGTTTCCATAATATAATATAATATAATAATTAATAAAGACCCCACCGAAGCAGGGTCTTTTTATTTAATACGTAAAATTACGTAGTAGATTTAAATAACACAAAGTTATTCGCACCTTGAACACATAGACATCTTTCAGATAAGAAATGTACTTGCATTGCGTCTAATCCTGAAGTGTAAGCTCCACCAACAGAACCAACAACCCAAGACTTCATTTTTCTATCATCTGCTTCAGAAGCTCTATATCTTACATGTAAGAAAGGTCTTCTAATATTAGATCCTAAAGTTTGGTCATAAACTGTAGATGTTCCAGCTGGAATCATAACTCCGTCAATATCAGCAGTTAGACCTCTTGTAGAAGCATCATTTAGATATTTCCAGTCAGTTTTGTAGAAGTCATAAGAACCTCTTCTAAAACCGTCAAAACCAAAGTTTAACGCCATGTCAGCCTCATTATTAAATAAACCATAAGAAGCTGAATGTTTAGCGTCAAAACCACCACCTGCTTGAGCAGCGATCATATCATCAAAGTTAAGAGCAGTAGATCTTGATAAGAATAACATGTTTTCTTCAATAGCTCCTTGAGAATCTAATTGCTTAAGAATAGTGTCAAAATCTCCTAATGCACCTGAACCAGCAGCGGCAGCTCCAGCAAAGTCATTATAGATATTTCCTCTTGATTCAATAGCAGCGAATAAACCTTCAGAACCGTCTACAGAAATACCTGAAGTACTATCTCCTTTTTTCTCAGCTTCAACCATTGACATTTCAAGATAATCTTCAAAACGTAATCTAGTTTCAGACTCAGCTTTTAAATACCATAGGTATCCAGAAGTTCCATCTTCAGTAGCAACTTCAACCCAACCAATTTGAGAAGCGTCAGACCCAGAAACTTCGTAGAAGTCTTTAAGAATAATCGGCTTATTTGAAAATTGAGTAAAATCAGGCTCAATAGCGGTAACACCAGCTCCTACGCCTCTATTTCCAACATCCATTCCATCGGTACCTTTTTTAAATTCAGAACCGTAAACAAAGATTTTACAAACACCTGAAGTTGTAGGAAGTGAAGTACCATCGTTAACCTTATAAGTTTTATAAGTAACATTAGCAATTCTAGAAGCTCCACTACCAGTTGCTAAACCTACAGCAGATACTCTAGCTTTTACAGTTTTTAATCCGTTAGAAATAACTACTGTAGCACCTACTCTGATAACACATTCTTTACCATCTTCAATTGGAACAGTTAAAATAGTACCAGCACCGTTGTTAGTACAACCATCATAAGATATGTGTAATCTATTTTGTTCAGACCAAATTACTTGATCAGATGTCATTGGCATTTCTGCTCCAACCATTCTTAAGAATCCTTGAAGAGTCCTGTTACCAAATCTTTCTACTTCTGCTTCGTACAATTCAGGAAGGTATTGTTGAGCAAAAGTTCCTCCACCTGTGGAGCTGTCAAAAGACAAGTAGTTACTTGATAAAGTAACTTGCTTTTGATGTGGGAGTAATCCCGGGGCATTACTAGTTAATGTTGGCATTTTTTAAATTTTAAGTTTTATTTTTTATTTGTTCTTATTTTTAACTTAGAACTATCAACTCCAGAAATCGCTCTTACTTTCATCCCGTTAATAAATACTTCACCAGTAGACGTAGTCCTTGGTTCGTTACTTATGTTTTTGGATTTAGCCATCATATCTTTAACAGCATCGGCTTTGCCTTGCTCATAAAAATGATTAGCTATAGTGTCAGCATTCTGTGCCGCGTATATGGCTTTATGATAGCCCTTAAAATCTTTTACTTCACCTTTGTTATCTAAGAACTTCCCGATTAGGTTTGTTAGATCTGATTGACTACTTGCAACATCTTCAGTATTACCAACCCCATACCTAAACTTCTTTTCACCAATATTGAAATCAAAACCTTTGAATTCTTGGTTAAAAAAGTTTTTAGTACTAGACTTAAACCTATTATGTTGCGCTTGAACCGTTTTTTGTTCTTCGTTATATCTATTGAAAAAATCCATAGCTTTTTGTTGGTCTTGAGTTACGCCTGGTCTCAACTTGATCTCATCGTAATATTTGCTCTTTGTTTCCTCTAAAAAGCTTTTGGCTTTTGCAATTTCTTCTTTACGAGCAAGTTTTTTCTTTCTTATATCTCGCTCTTCATCCATCTCCTCATCATATGAAAAATTATCTTCTAATAAGAAGTTAATCTCTTCCATGTCCAAATGAGGTTTTGTCTGTTTATAATATTCTTTTAATAACGTATCGTTATCTACATTGGAATAGTCAGCGTTTAATCTAACATAGTCTTCCACTGTTCCACCAGTTTCCTCCATAAACTTAACCAACTTTTCTATATTTTTTGGTAAGTTAACTTCGGGTTGTTTTGCTTCAACCACTGGTTCTTCTTTAACTTCTTCTTCAACCTTTTCCTCTACTTCTTCAGTTATCTCTTGTATTGGAGATGTTACTTCTTCTTTTTTCTCTTCGGTAGGTTCTTTAGTTGTTTCTTTGACGTCTTCTTTAGAAACTTCTTCGCTAACTGGGGATTCGTCGCGAACAAGTACTTCATCTGTTGTTTGCTCTTGAACGGCATCTTCTTTTTTCTCCTCTTCTTTTTTAGATAAATCTACTTTTATAGGTTCATCTTTTTTATTTAATTTTTTTGGTCTACCAGGTTTCTTTTTAATTTTAAAGTCACCTTCTTGTTTGACTGTTTCTGACATAATATAATATAATAGTTAATAATTATCTAGGGCCGAATTGCTCTAGTCCAAATCCACCTAATGTATCATTACCTGCGGATTCAAAGTTTTTAGGTAATAAATCATTTTTTCTTTGATCTATTAACTCTGATTGTTGTGTTGCTTGTATTTTAGTTCTTTCGTCTTTACGATCTTCTTTAAACTCTTCAGCTTTTTCTTTAGCTTGACCTTGTGCTTGAGCTAACTGCATATTGTAATTAAACTCTTGTTCCATCAACTGCATTTTAACTTGAGCTTCTCTCTCCATCTTTTGAACTTCAAAATCACTTTTAGCTTTTTCAAGTTGAAGTTTTTGCTCTGTTAATATTTGCTGCTTCTGAGCCTCTGCCATTGCTGTTTGTTCAGCTAGTTGAGCATTAGCTTGAGCTTGTGCCTGTATATTAGCTTGTTGTGCTTGTTGATCCCTAGCGGCTTTATCTTTTCTACGCTTTTTCAACATTTGATTAGCTAACTTTAAGTTTTTAACTTCTCTAATGTCTATCGCGTCTTCAAGATCTATTTGACCACCTTGTAAAGCTATTTGAATATTTTGTTCTAATATTTGTTTTTCTTCTTCGTCAGGTTCTAATTCTAAGAAAACACCAAAGTCATGCATATTTAACTTTGATAATTCATCTAAAGTACCTACATTATATCTTGATATACTTGAAGCCAATGCTTGTCTAGTTAATGGAAAAGCTAAAGCATCAGCAACTCTTAATGATATATTTTCACAAGATCTAAGAGTTAGATATAAACTAGCTTGTAATATATGTCTAGTAGCTACGTTAGAGCTAGCAGCAGCTAATTTTTGTAAACCAACTAATGACTGCTTATCTGGTAACGTGCCATCTCTTGCTTCATTCAACCCGGTTACATCTCTAATCATTTTAAGGTAATACTCATAAGTCTGTATAAGACCTTGTATTTTACCCATGCCGTTCGATGTAGATAATTCTTGTATAGGAACTTTACCTCTGTTTAAGTCACCATCTTGAGTCATTGACCTACCAACTATACTACCAGTTTGAAAGTACATGTTTAATGCTTCTGCTGGGTTGTAATTAGTGCCATTACCAAGATCTACTTCTGCTAAACCATCTATATCCATATAAACACCATCAGGTACTATTCTAGACATCACCTGTTGAAGTTTTAGATGTGTAAGCTGTATCATATCAGCAAAACCAGTTATCCTGCTTACAATTGATTCTATACGACCTTTATACATTCTAGGAGCTACGATGTTATAGTTCATGTTAACTTTAACAGTGTCAGCGTTTGGCCTAGTCATATTCTCTGCCATCTCCCACTTTAACATTTTTTCGTGACCTAGTATCTTAGCTCCGCTATATAATACTTCTATTGATCTAAATGCTTTTTTAAAGCTTTCGCTTTCAGGTGGGTTAAAGTTATCTGTTTTTTCTAATGCTTTTTCAAGTCCTGAAGAAGTTTCTTTTATTTTAAATACTTGGTTTGTATATGTTTTATATTCAAAGTATAATACTTGAACAGTATTATCATCATATCTACCACTCCAGTTTCTAGTGTAGCTTTGATTACCTGGGTACTTTTGTATTTCAGATAATTCTTCAGCGGTTAAGTATGGAAATTGCTTTTTAAGTTCTGATAAACTGATAGCTTTTACTTCACCTGCGTAGTATATATCTTCAAAGTTTGGATCATCTGTATAAGAATATACTAAACTAGCAGGATCAACATATTTAACTGTAACACCTTCTGATCTGTCAAAGTCTGTTTTAACAGCAGCGATACCTAATATAGTTAAATCTTGATTTAATCTTCTTCTAGTTAAATCATATTTATTACTTGCTAATACATTATTTATAACCTCTTCCTCAGCTACTTCAATAGACTCTTTATAATCCATCTGCATATGTAACTGTAAATCCTCTTCACTCTCCATCTCTAAACCAACACCTTGAGACTTTGAAACATCTAAACCAGTTACTTGCTGTATCTGCTGTATAAGTTCTTTTTGCATCATGTCCCTTTGTATAGCCTCAGCATACTTAGTTCTTTTCATTATAGACTCAGGATCTTGAGCAAATGCTTTTATTTCATAATTTCTTTGAGACATACCGTTTACAACGATATCAACAAACTTAGGTATAACTGGTACAGGTTTCCAGTCTAAGTTTAAATAAGATAAATCACCGTTAATAGAAAGCTCATCTTTATATTTTTGAACAGATTGTTCACCTCTTGCATATAATCTTAGTCTATGAAAGTTATTGTAGTTAGTGTTAAATCTATCATAAGCTCCTCTATCATTTCTAAACCACTCACCTTCAATAGCTCTACCTACTTGTAACCCATATTCTAAAGTAGCTTTCTCTGCATCCGGTACAACTTGGTCAGGAAACGAACTGTTATAATTAGTATTTATCATTTATTTATTTTTGAAATATAACCACTGTTATCATATTTTTTAATGCCTAAGTTCATAGACTTAACTTGTCTTTTTGCAACTGGTACATATCTATTTTTATTACAAGCCATAATAGCTAGTCCAGAACTAATAGAAGCATCATGCTTAGTTCTATTATTAATATTAAATTTAGCCCAGTCTTCTAATGTTTTTTGATGGTACATATCACCCACACCTGTTTCTAAAGCACCTACGTGTTCTTCTATGTAAGATTCAATTGCAGCGGCATGTGCTTGTTTAATGTCTTCACTTGTATTAGGTATACCACCTATTTCTTTTTCTGTTGGTGATAACTTATTCCAAATTTTATCAGGACGATTCATTGAAAAACCTCTATAACCTCTACG